GCGTTCCGTCGCGCTGAGAACGAGAAGACGGCAGCAGAGAACAGGGCAAAGATAAACAGCGACAAGCTGGCTGAACGCGGTAGGGAACTGAAGGCACTTAGGCAGGAAGCTGCTGAACTGCAAGAGGATACACGGCCACGTACAGAGTTCGAGCAAGAGCATGAGGTGTATGCGAATGACATCAATACGATGATCGAGCAGAAGCTTCAGCAACGCATCCCTGTGCAGGAAGAGTTATCGGAAGCTGAAGTGGATCAAATGACCTACGAAGCTATCACTAGAGCACACCCAACAGCGGGTGATCTCTATAACTCAGAAAGCATGAAAAAGCTGCTGGCTGAAGACCCTGTTTTTAAACACGGTGGAAAGCCAAAGTTGTTCAGTGAAACCTTACACTCAAATGATCCAGCGGACGTAATAGCCGCTCTGGATTACTACAAAACCCTCAACCACTCCGAAGAGGCTAAAGATAACGGACTTAGCAGTATGCAATCCACGCAATCCCGTGGAGGAAAGCCAGACATGCGAAGCCTAAGTCAGTTGTCGGATAAAGAGAGCTACGAACGAGAGTGGCAAATAGATGATGAAGATTAAGGAAGTTTAGAATGGCAGACCCAACAGTATATCAAAATGCAGTAAACGGAACTGGCCCCGGCTGGGGAACGCTAGCTGCTAAAATGGAGAAGCAGGCCTTGCGTCACGCGCAGCCTACTCTTGTCCTCTCTCTTGGTGCAAAGAAGTTTACATTGCCTAAGAACTCAACCAAGACACTGCGCCTGCGTCGTAGCATCCCGTATGCTGCCGCAACCACAGCGTTGACCGAAGGCTACCCACCTGCGGCAACTCCCATCGAGTACGTGCAGATCGATGTTGAGCTACAGCAGTACGGTGCTTTTGTACGTGTTACTGACCAGCTCGTCGATCTGGAAATGACTCCTGTCCTGAGTGACATTAACGAACTCAATGCACAGCAGGCTGCTAAGACAAAGGAATCACTCCTTTGGGGCATGTTGCAGAGCAGCGGTATCACCTACTGGGCTGGCGGTACTTCAACCGACACAGTGAGTGCTCCTCTGACTTACGACATTCAGTCTAAAGCAGTACGAACACTGAATAACAATAAGGCGAAGAAATTCACCTCGATTGTCACTGGTGGCGTCAAGATCAATACGTTCCCTGTTGAAGCGTCGTACATCTGCTTTGCTCACACAGATACAGAGCAAGACATCCGCCAGATGGAAGGATTTGTCCCTGTGTCTCGTTACGGCAGTCAGACTGTAATCAACGAGAATGAGCTTGGTACAGTGGATAGCGTTCGCTACATCCTCAGTGCTGATCTTGATCCGATGTTGGGTGCAGGTGTTCCTTGTGAAGATGCTCCCGCATTGCTTTCCAAAGGCGGCGTTAACGTAGACGTTTACGTTTCTGTCTACTGCGGTATGGACGCATACGGAACTCTCAACCTAGCTGGCTCTGGAGTATTCACTCCTGTTGTCGTACCAGTTGGCACTCCGTCCATTTCTGATCCACTGGGCCAGCAGGGTTCGGTTGGTTGGAAAATGTACAGCGCCGAGTCAATACTCAATAACGACTGGATTGTTATTGTAGAGAACGGTGTTACAGACTAGCACCATTTGATTGGGGGCCTTCGGGCCTCCTTTCTTTTAACGAGGAATCAATAATGGCAACAACAAAGAATTTAGAGTTCGACCAAAATACAATATACGAAGCATCAAGCTCAGAGATAAGAGCATACGCTAACGAGAATTGTGGCATCGAGTTCAACAAGCACACAGATCGTGGCTCCATGATCAAGCAAGTTGTAGAGGCAATGGGGTGGCTAGCAAAGGACCCAAGCGAAGACGCAACGCACGTCGAGATAATGATAGCTCGTGAAGCTGGCGTTACGGGTAACTTCCCATATCGTGGAGGAGCAAATGGTGAGATGTTCTCTGTTAAAAGAGACGTGCCAACCATAATACCCATTAAGTTCTGGGAGGCCATAAAGAGCGCCCAGAACAGAGCAGGATTCACCGTAGTACCTCTAACTGACATGCTAGAGAACAGCCCAAGCGAAGTAAGACTTCCGCGAACGGGCGTTCCCATAAGCATCCTCCGCTGGATCAAAGAATAGCCCAGTCCCTACCTTGGGACCGGCCGAGTGGTGGGCGTAACCCACTAACCAAATTCAACCACTTCGACCCTATGGGGGTGACATATCAACTATAAACAGCTCGTGAATAACTTCATGCTAGAAACCTCGATGGATGACCCAGTGGTTAGTGTATTAAGTCAGGACGACGAGGTTCTTAGAGCCGCAAATTGGGTTCGAGACGCTTGGGTAGAGATACAGCGCAGTGAACGCTGGGACTTTATGTGGAGGCAAGGTGAATTTAAGACAAAGGCTGGACAGCCAGACTACACACGCGCCGAGCAGCTCAGAGAGAACGGCTCAAAGGCAGACTTTACCAGCCTGTACGCTTATCCAACCAGAAGGTTCATAGGGTATACCAACAACCGCGTCCCACCAGTTGGAGACGATGTAGGGCCTCCTAGAAGCGTTGCAAGCTTCCCTAACGAAACTATCCGGATTTCTCCAACGCCGGACAAGGAATATTCGATTCTATACAGCATGTGGGAAACGCCTGTGTTCCTAGAGAACGACTTGGACACCCCTTCAGTTGCCCCAGCGTGGCATAAGGCCATCGTGTGGAAAGCCATTGCTAACTACGCAAGAGAACAAGGTAGAGAGTGGGAAGGTCTGTATACGGCATCCACACGAGAGTACAACCATATGTACTCAGACATGCTCAGGTTCTATCTCCCCGCCATGATGCAAAAAGTCCCGCTTATAAGGTAAAGGATATGACAAACAAATACGTGGCCCTAGAGGGCGGCTTAGACCTGGTGACGCCATCATTAGAGGCAAAGGGTGGTAAGTGCGTCACAGCACTGAACGTCTACGAGAGCGTCCGTGGAGGCTACAAGGCCATGCAGGGCTACGAGGTCTTTGATGGTCAACCCGCACCTTCAGATGTCAGCAGGTTCTCCCAGCCAAACGGAGATGCGTGGGCCTCTGATGCAGATTGGAAAGAAGAGATGCAGGATCGGCGTGAAGCCATTGGGCAGCCCCCGGGTGACGGGCCGATACGCGGAGTCGCACAGATTAGTGGGATAGTTCTTGCTTGGAGGAATGACGGAAGCAAACTTAAAGTTTACAAGGCCACAGCCGATGGGTGGAAGTTAGTCCCTTACCGATCCGGTGGATCAGAACGATACGCCCTATCAGGAACCAAAATATCTTACGTCAACCACAACTTCTACGGTGGCAAAGACACGTACAGAATGTACTTCAGCGACGGAACTAACTACGCCCAATACTACGACCCACAAGGAGACAACATTACAGAGATAACCGCCGCTGGAAAGGCGGGTCACATAGTAGCTTGGCAAAACCGCTTGGTGTTCAGCAGCACAGGCGGAACTCTGCTCATTAGCGGCGCAGGTACTCCAGATGACTTCGACGCTGCTGTTGTAGACTCAGCAGAGATTGGCGTTGGGGACCATATCACGGGGTTCGTTGTTACCGCTTCGAAGGACTTGGCAATATACACAGTAAGAACCACATTTGGTCTCAGCGGGAACTCTCCTGAAGACTGGAAGCTCCAAATGATCAGCCAGAACTCTGGGTCTAAGCCACACTGCCAAGCTGAGACTGACGACATATTCGCCAGCGACGACAGGGGAATATCTAGGCTCTCAAGAGTTGACGCATTAGGTGGTTTTGCCAGTGAGACCATCACTGATGACATCCAACCACTGTTCAGGGTCATTTCTCAGGACGCTACGTGCGCTACGACAATACGCTCACAGAACCAGATGAGGTTCTTCTACGGCAATAGAGGGATTATAGCCAGCCGTATTGAATTCAACGCAAACGGAAACAAAGGCATACGGTACGGACTGACAGAGGCATCCTATCCTCCATTAACGACTATTGACTGTATCTCCACTGAAGAAGATTTGGAAGGATACGAGAATACATTCTTCGGCAGTTCTGACGGTTACGTTTACCAGATGGATAAAGGAACTAGCCACAACGGTGAAGAGATTTATTTGAAGGTTGTATTGCAGTTCAACCATTTTGGAGATCCTTCAGCGAAGAAGCGTTTCGACGGCATAGGGCTAGAGGCAGTGCTGGATTCCCCCACAGAATTCAATGTTGATTATGTTATGAACGATGGACAGAGAACCTTCTTGCCGCAGTTAGCAAACTTCCCAGATGGCTCCTCTCTCTTTGGTAGTGCTGAGTTTGGTGAGAGCCTATTCGGTTCTCGCCCACTTTCGAGAGACAGAGTTCACCTGAAGGGAACTGGGTACAACGTGCAGTTTAGTTTCTCTCGCTCAACAGCTTACGACGCCCAAGCAGCCCTAACGGGGTACACCATACGATACAGAACACGCGGACAGGTAGCACTATGACTGACTTATTTACTCCACCAAAAGACTTTCGCAGAGGCGAAACGATTTACTCTAAAGACTTTAACGAAACCAACCTAGCAGTCACAGCTAGCTTCAGAAAGCTTGGCAGTGAGCGAACAGATGGTCCATACGGCGTCCAGAATGTATTTGGTGTAGACACGCCATACGAGCCACAACACGCAGCAACTAAAGGTTACGTTGATACAGCCATAGAAAACGTGAACAAAATACCCGGACCAAAGGGAGACACAGGACCCACTGGAGCACCAGGAACTAACGGCACTGACGGTACTAACTTAGAAATCAGCGGGACCGTAGCAAGTGCATCAGACCTAGATGGCGTAACTGACGCCCAAAACGGAGACGTGTTTATCGCTCTGGACACCTCTGTTTGCTACGTGCTGGAAAACGGTGTTTGGGAAGACATTGGTGCGTTTGGTGGAGAGGACGGAGCAACAGGCCCTCAAGGCCCTCAAGGACCAGCAGGACAACAGGGAGCCACAGGGAGCAACGGATCCAGTATAACAGGGCCAATCGGACCGCAGGGACCTCAAGGTGTTGCTGGTCAGAACGGAAGAAACGGTGCGAATGGCGCTGATTATTCTGGCCCAGTTGTTAGTGCAGGGACTCAAGGGCAGACTCTTTTTTGGAGTAGCGGTCAGTGGGTAGCCAACAGCGCGATACTGATAGGACCATACGGAATACAGGTGGGCTACCTGTCTAAGCCCAGAGATTCTATTATAATAGTCAGCACATCGGGATATCTATCTAGCGCAGAAATAAACCCTTACGGAGTTTTGGCAGACATAGACTTTCACGTAGAGAGCATGAAGGCAGAGATAAAAAGCCTGAAAACTCGCCTGAGCGCAGTGGAGAATAAAGAATGAGCGAACCATTTGATCCAAGAATTTTACCAAACCAAACTGATGGTGTCTTGACCGACAGATCAGCCGTCAACGGGACAGACTTTGCTAGCACCAATGGTAGGAGAGCCGGAAGCAGTGGTCCAAGACCATTTTTTATGGCCGATGATGTGCCCACAGCAAAGCCACCAACAGTAGACAGCACTGAGCTGTACACGGTTAATGAATCCACTGACACTGTTCGTGGTCAGCTAGAGAACTACACAGACCTAGAATCACCGCTTATGAAGCGGATAGCCAATAAAGGCAGAGCTAACGCTGCGGCCCGTGGACTCACTAACAGCAGCATAGCATCACAGGGCGCTATAGGCGCTGTGTTAGACAAGAGCGGCGAGTGGGCAACAGCAGACGCCGCAGCTTACAACGCGCGTAAGTCTGAAGCACTTAAAGCGGCTGTCAACAAGTACGGCACAGATGAAGGCGCAAAGGCTCAGAAGTATTCTGATGACTCATCATCCGCAGCATCTAAGTACAGCGATGACCAACGTCTTGTAGGCACTAAAATTGATGCAGAATCTAGGATAACCTCTGCTGGGATTCAAGCTAGCGCACAAGTCGCAAGTGCTAACATAGGAGCCGCTGCTCAGGTTTCGGCTGCAAGTATGCAAGCAAGCGCCACAATGGGAGCAGCACAACTCTCAGCGAACTCTAGGGAGTACATTGCTGAAAAGCAACTTGAAGGTGACAGGTTCAGAGTGCAAGCTCAAGAGAACACTGCCCACCTAGATCGAATGGCTCGTGCAGACTTATCTCAGAACGCCATAGAAGCCGATAAAGCAAGGGACACACAAGCCTTTGAGCGTGGCGGTGTGGCTCGTACAGAAGATGCAGTCACGGGTGCTAGATCAGAGTTCCAGCGTGGCGTTGCTAACATTAACCAAGAAGCTTCTGGATCAACACAGCAAGAGCAATACAACCGATTAGTCAACGCAAGAGATACCACCCTTGATGCTATCAACGCAACACGAGGTGGTACAGGTAATACGGTTAAGGGTTCAGCCCCCGCTAAAACCACAGCAAAGAAGGCAAACGATGCGAAATGGTTTGCCGATCGCAAGAACGGTCTACTGCCTGGTCAGCCCAACTTTGGAACTAGACCTTACACCCACAACCCAAACTTGTGAGCTGAAGAATGGAATACGAACTGGCAGTCGCTAAGAATAAGCACATCGACAGCATGGTTGAGCTAAGTGAAGCAGCCTACGCAGAGGGTCCTGAGAGCGCCCCAATGTCCATACCGCGTGTCAGAAGATACATCAGGAGCATGGTTAGGGATGATCATCAGTTGGGCCTTGTGGTCCTCTGTGATGACGTTCCGAAAGGTTTGATCATAGGAGAGGTTGCTCCACATGCTTTCGCTTCTGGACTCGTGGCGAGTGACACAGTGATCTACGTGGACCCTGTGCTGCGAGGCACTGACGCTGCCAAGGAGTTAATCACAGCTTACAGCGATTGGTGCGACAGGATACCAACGCTTATTGGTAGCACACTGGGGATTAGTCAGATTGGAGCGAGCACACAGTATCTTGATGCCATCTATCGCAGCCTCGGATACGCAAGAATTGGCATCACATACATGAGGAAGAAATAATGAGTGGAGTATTAAAGAAGATTTCCAAAGGCGTGAAAAAAGTCTTTAAGAAAGTCGTTCAGGTTACCAAGAAAATCGTTAATAGCAAGCTATTCAAAGCGGTAGCGATAGCGGCTGTAGCTTATTTCGCTATAACGGCCGCCCCTGGGATACTGGCCTCCATGAGTTCTGCTGGTGCTGCTGCGGGAGGTGCTGGGGCGTTAGCCCCGATAACAACAGCCGCCGTCCCGAACCTAGCGACGGGCATTGGCAGTACGATGGTTGCAAACACAGCAGGAGCTGCCGCCACTGCTGGCACAGGAGTCATTGGTTCAATAGCCGCAGGTGCTAAAGCCATAGGCGCATACGCCGCTGCCAACCCCACTCTAACCTCTTCCGTCCTAACTACAGGCGGACAGGTTCTTTCTGGGTATGCCAAGTCCAAGGAAGAAGAAGAAGCAGAAGACAAGCGACTCAAGACGCTGGATGAGAATGGATCATTCAAGCTCCAGATGGAAGGCCGTGGAGATTGGACTCCTGCCGATATTGGTGGAGTTAGCTCAAGTGCTGGTGAGGCCGAGCTGGACGCAGGTTCTCTTTCTAATCGGAAAGAGTCTGCAATAAGCAAAGTAGCGAACGTAGAGCTGAACGGCAAGAAGCAGCGCAAAGACTACTACGACAGTTCCACCAACCAATATGCACAGGCGTAAACCATGAGCTTACTACAGAAGATAGCCGAGCAGAACGGCGCACAGCAGGCTGTTCAGTCTGAGCAGCGCGTTGCTGAAAGGGTGGAGAACTCCAGACCCAACGCTGTAGCTTTAGAACAAGAAGGTAGAGCTGCATACGGCCAAGCCGTAGTCGAAGGTGAAGACCGAGACATGGCAGAAGAGATGGCAGACCCTACAGAACAAGAAGCGTTCACCAGAGCCGAGCGTAGCCTAGCTGAGAGGGTGTTTGGCCCAGCCAACCCCAAGATAATCAAGGCCATACAAGCCAACGGTGACCCAGTGAAAGGCGTGGGTTCAATGGCAGCAGCTCTCACCGACGAAGTTTGGGGTGAGAACCCTGATCTTTCGGAGGACGCTTTGTTCTCACTAGGAGAAGCAGCAGTAGAGCAACTCGTTGAACTTGCGGAGTCTGCGGACCCAACGATTAAGTTCAACGATGACCAAATGGCCGAGGCTCTCTCTATAGGAATAAACACGTGGATGGACCAGAACCCAGAAGCGGTAGATGGGGACTTGCAGGCTTACCAAGAAGGCGCAGCGCCCCTACAGCTTCAGAAGGGTGGAGAACAGGCACGTCCAGATATGAACGTCGCTGAAGGTGACCGAGGAGCAGCCCAACCAATCATTACAAATATGGGTGAGCAGGTGCAACAAGCAGGACAAGCGGAGAGAATGGTATGAGCAACTGGGCAGCAATAGGGGCTTTGGGAACCGCAGCAGAAGGCGCTGGGAACTACTTCGGCATCATCGCAAAGGAAAAGATTGTATCTGAACGTCTCGCAGAGGCCCGTGCGAATAAGCTAGCAGACGTTGAAGAGGCCAGAGAATCCGCTGACGGAGCTAGACTCCAAGGTCTTAAGGACGCCGATGATGCTAGACTCCAAGGCATCCAAGACCATCTCGTAGTGACTGGCGCTGCTAACGCTGAGTATGATCGCAGGCAGGTTTTTTCTGCTGGTATAGCTGACAGGAATTTAGTCGATGAGGTGTCTGAAGTGAAGCCAGCCCACAACCGTATAGGAACAACCCTCAAAGAGGGCAGCGATGGCCTGATGTACGCTCAGTATGTAACTGATTCCGGTATAACTTATGTGCTTCCCGTTCAAAATGGTAAGCCATCCGACCTTCCACCAGGCGCCATACCTGTACCCGAAGGTCAGAACGCAAGTGACGTTATCAACGGAGAAACCCAGAATGATATAGACCCTGCATATTATAAAGTTGACCCAGCAATGCAAAACGTAGCGCAGCAACTTGGCGGTACTAAGCGTTCTAGTGATGGAAACTTCAAAGGTAAAATGAGTGCCCCAGACCAAGCTCGACAGGACGACTCTCTCAAGCTGATAAACGCTGTTGGCAACATGAAGAAGCTAATGTCTCCTGGAGAAGATGGGAAACCTGGTTATAACCCAACAGGATGGCAGGGTTACATAGACCAGCTAACGGCTGGAGGCTGGACTAACTTCGCAGCATCCGGTCCAGGACAAGAGTTCCAACGTGAGGCCATTGATGCCTCTGAGACATTACTTCGTCTAGCAACTGGTGCAGCAGCGCCAGAGCCAGAAGTTGAACGATACAGGCAGTTGTACGTTCCCGAAGCGGGGGACTCTACCAACACAGTTAAAGCTAAGATGGCCGGTCTTGATAACATGATTCACGTTCTCGGTGGTCTCAAGGAACAACTCGATCTAGGCAACATTACTCAGCAGCAGTATGCGAACGCTGTAGAGGATGGATTCCTAGAATCTTCTAAGTCTATTTCGGCAGCGGGTGATACGACTCAATCTAGTGCTGGAGTAGGCGGAAGGAAGGCAAGAGATGGTAGCTCACTCGCTGGGAATCCTGGAGTTTCTGTTGAAGAAGAAGACGAATATCTGAAGTCGCTGGGGCTGTAACAATAGGAATTGATATATGAAATGGACAATAGAGCAGCTTAACACCGGCATTAAGCAAGCCGCTGCTGAGGGCAATATGGAGATGGCGCGTAAGTTAACTAGACGCGCTGTGGAAATGCAGAAAGAAGCAGAGAAGCCAAACGAGTGGGGCCTAAACGCTGAGGATCAAGAACTATTTGGATCGGTAACGAGCGATCCCTTGTTTGGTGATGGTAAGTTTAATGAGTTTGCTGTTGGTATGGGCCGTGGTCTTACTAACATCGGTGAAGGCGCAAAAGACCTTTATATGCGTACACAGGGAGGAGGAAAAGCGGGGGAGATAGACGGTGGAGGCAGGACTCAAGAGCAAGAGGATAGCTTAGATCGTTTTAACCGCAAGGCTGACGAAGAGAGGGCTTTGTATGAGAAAGGCTTTGGAGATTCCGGTTGGTCAACTGCTGGTGAGATAGCTGGCGAGGTACTCCCTTCCTTAATACCGGGAATGGGTGTAGCTCGTGCAGCTCAAGTTGGCTCTTTGGCGGGACGGACAGGAACTCTATCTATGGTTGAAGGTGGCCTTACTGAGTTTGTAGCCACGCGCGGAGATTTGGGAGAGAGAGCCCCAGCAGCAGCAATAGGCGCTTTAACCGCTGGTGTAGCAGACAAGGCCCTTGGGTATGCTTCACACAAACTGAGAAGCAACAAGATAGACAACGAAGTATCCATGATGGCCCACGACAGTCCTCCTGTGACCGCAGAAGATGGTGCTAATCCCATAGGCTTAACAGCAGAGGGCCAAGCTAGGAAGGTTCGGGCTTTAGAAGACGGCGGCTACAAACTGGATGCAGCAGACTCAGAGCGTAACACCTTGGCACTGAGAGAAAGAGAGGCATTACAAACCACAGGCAATGCTGACTACTTAGCCTCTAGGAAGTACCAACAAGAAGCTGTAGAGGCTAGAGCCAACAAGCTCAACGGCGAAGGATATAAGTATGACAGGGACACTCCAGACGTAGCATCCAATGGCATTATGAGTGGCTCAGATGAGTTAGTCCAAGGCATGAGGGATGTTAGGGCCAGAGAGGAGAAGGCTGTAGATGATGCTTATGATGCGTGGAGGAAGTCTCATGGTGGCACCACTAAAGTGGACACTAACGGTTTCCGATCAAAGGTAAAAACTGAGATAGGTAAAATAAAGCAGGGACAGAAGGGCGTTAAGAAAGACATAGAAGAGATCATGGACAAGTATGGAATAACTCTTAGCAAGAAGGGTGGCGCTCAAAGCAAGCCCCTGTCTGTAGACAAAGTAGAGGAGATTATCCAAGAGATTAATTCAATCTACAAAGCTGCTGATGACCCATCCAACAGAGCTGCCAAAGGAGTTAAGAATGCTCTCGATGACTTTGTTATAGATGATGGCTTTGGCAATCAAATAAACTTAGCCCCTAACGACCCAAGACGCTTAGGTAAGGAGGCGAGGACAAAAGCTAGGGATGTACACCGCAAGTGGGATGACAAAGAAACAGACTTAGGTAGGCTAACAAGAACCAGCAAAGATGGTGAGTCTTTATTTAGGAACCCCATAGATAGCATCAAAAGCATAATCAAAAAAGGCAATGCGGATAATGTATTAAAGCTCAAGAAAGACATAGAAGCTATCCCTGAGCTGCAACCTATGTGGGACAAGGTGGTTGACTCTAAGCGTATGGAGCTAACCGCAAAGGCTCTTAGAGCAAACCCTAACGAGTTCAGCCACAAGGCTTACAAGACTGCTATGGAGGAGCTTGACCCTAAGATGCGGAGGGCGCTTTGGGGAGAAGAAGGAGCAGAAGAAATGGAACGCGCTGTGAGAGCGTGGGACTTGCGTAACCAGAAACCAGAGGGAGGCGCTAAGCTTAACAACTCAAACTCTGCTGCTTCTATCAGCGGAGCACAGCAGATAGCTGGGCTGGGTGTTGCAGGCTATCTAGGAGTACCTCTACAGATGCTCGCGCCAGCTATGCGGATACTTAAAGGACAGTCAAAAACACACGCTTTTGACGTAGCCGCTAAAGCCCTGAACGATGGCAGCTTACCACCTAGCTCTGTGAAGACAGCCAGACTTGAGCTTAGGCAGCAGATTGCTGACAGGCTTGACGGTATAGATGCGAAGCGTGACAGGAACTATCTTGACGCTATCATATTGGGTTTATCTTCTGCCACAAGAGGCACAGCTAGGGTAGCTGCCTCTCCTGACGATGAGGCTGCTGATAGAGCACAGAGGGCCCAGAAGCTCAACGCAAGATAACCAGTTTGGAGCGCCGATTCCTCGGTCGGTTAGCTCCTCTTTAACAAAAAAAACAGATCAACTCTAAGGCTTTTATCAAGCCAAAGGTTGATCTGTTTTTTTCTTTAGTCTTACTCACTCTCCTCATCGAGTTCCGGAGTATCCCCAACCTCCAACCACCAAGACATCAACAGTGACTCAGCGTCACCTTCAACAGTGATGCCTTCTGGGAACGCGCTGGATATGATTAGGCTCCGCTTCTTTGGTGCTTTCACGTCAGGGATTATTGCCATTATGGTTTGTGAATGGATTGCACCAAGCCCCTCCGTCATTCTGATCCACATCAGTGGTGATATTGACAAGTCTGGGGCATCAAGCATTATCGCTTATCCATTTGATAGCCGCGCTTATGCCCATAAACCCGACGGCAAGCACAACGAAAGTTAGCCAGATTCCAACAGCCACGAACACGCCTGTTAATATGAAGTCAGTCATTTGTCTCTCCATTCTTCGATGAGCTTGGCCGCATTGCTTGGTACTGGTCTATCGTCAACCAGGTTACCCATTGAAAGACAGTCCAACAAAATAGCACCCCCAGCCAAGACAGAAGCAATGTGGTGAACGCCGCTATCAGCAGCAAAGTCTTCACCATCTTGGTAAGCTGCGAGGTGACGATGGATAGCGCCGATGTAAGTGCTGACATTGATTTTCCCCGATCTGTAGTTGAATGCCCCATATTTCTTAGCGCCATCTTTGAGAGCCATAGCGAGGTGGACAGTAGCTACAGGTGGCACTAAGTGCATAGGGACCTTCAGGGCCCCAACACGGGCCTTCGGGTTACCTTCAGACGCACTAGGGGCCACGTAATCTTCAGGAACATAAGAGGCTGATGATCGACCCTTGAAGTAGCTTGGGTATTCCTCCTCTTCCTTTTCTTGATACCACTCTCGGCTTCCAACCGGGTGAGTGCGTGATGCTGCTGTCCATTCGTCTGGCGTTGGGTCGTTTAAGCTTCTTCTAGGTCGCTTGGTGTCCATAATCTAACTCCTGTTTTCTCGTCATAAAATTCACTTGTGAGTATCTTGGCGCAGCGAGCTTGGACGATTGCTTCGTCTTCAGTCATGTCAACGCTGGCGTAGGCATCAGTTACGATGTCCCAAAGCTCATCAGCATCTGCTGCGAGCACCGCCTCTGCGTAGGGGCTACGCTTACCAACACCCAAAGCCCCTTTGTAACCATCCGTGCTATCGCCACAGATCGTCTGCCACATGAGGAACTGGTTAGCCTCTAGCGGGGTGATGTCTATAACACCAACCTCGTCTCTGCGTGGGTTGTATAGCTTGCCGGGGACTGTGCGGAGATCCTTGTCCTCTGAGACTATGATGGTGCTGTCCGTCTGCAAGATGCCTAACACATCGTCACCCTCTAGCGAGTAGCGCAGTACGCTCTCATACTGGTCCCGAAGGTGAGCCTTAGCTTCTGTGAGATAGGTGGGCCTTGAGTCCACAGACTTGCTTCGGCTGTGCTTGTACGTTGGCAGCACGGCCTCACGGAAGTTGGCTTCTCGACACGACAGGGCCATGATGGGCCTAGAGGCCTTGAGGCGCTTTAGGTAGCCATCAATCATCTGGTCGATGTCAGCCAAGCAGTCCTCTAGTGGACCCACTGTCTTCCCAAAAGCTGTCAATGTCTCAGCTCTAGCGGCACAGCGGAACGCTACGATGTCCGCATCTATGAGTAGCTGTGGCTTCATGGCTTGTGCTCCCTCTTGGCATGCTTGCCATCGGCCTGCCTAACGATCTCCATACAAGCGTTATCAATATCCAAGAAAAGCATGATGGGTTCATCTATAACAACCTGTGTGGCGCAGTGTGGTACTTCCAGAAGGCGCTGTGCCTCTTCGCGTGTCTTTGGTGGTGTCATGCAAATGATTCCTCTATAAAGTCTACGTATGATTCAATGCCGTGCCGTTCAAACCACTTGTCATGGTCAAGCACTTGCATCATTGCGGATGGGTTGCGTTCTAAGGTGCCGTTAGAGGCGATGTAGAACAGGTCGCCGCTGTGCATCTGGTGGCCGCCCAAAGGAATCATTGCGCCTCTGTCACGAGCAGAAAGCCACCGTCGGTGTGTGCAGGAATCGTCTACAACCTCAACGAACTTCTTACCGCCCACGCGAGGTGCCCCAAAGGTGACAAGAGTGGCTGGCTTGAAGCTGGCCGCTGCTATAGTTGCCATAGCGCCACCCAGTCCGTGTCCAGTAAAGACCCAAGGCTTGGATTCACCACGCTCTTGAGCCTGGGTGTATTGGATTGTGTGGGTTGCTTGAAAAACCTTTGGACTCATTTTTCTCCAAAGACTAAAGAATGGTGGATGTAGTTTTAGGTCGTTACCCGGTAGAGGGCGGAAGTAATCAACTACCATTGATCCGATGTCACTCCATGAAAGCGTAGTCGTAGCCTTGTACCCTCTGAACACAGCGAAGTTATGTTCAGCACCTTCCCCGACCCAGCAATCGAAATCGTGGCTATTGTCGCTTTCGTGTATGAAGTCGTCCATCAGGAAGTCCATGCGATGCTGCTGGCTTGGGTAGCTTGCAGAGCACAGTCGGGCCGCTAGGTAATCTAGTCGTAAGTCTTTCTCAGTCATTTGCGTATTCCTCTGTGTATGTTTGTTCACTTATGTCAGGGCGTACTAAAGCCCTCTCAAGGTAGGCAACCGCTCTCCGAATATCCTCTAGTCTGTCACCTAGCTGGCCTATGGCTGCGTTACATGACCTACACAGAACGCCACGGAACTTCATGGTTTCATGGCAGTGGTCATAGCAGAGGTTTTCTTCTGACCCACAGCACTCACAGGATGCGCTTGTAGCCATGCGTTTCTTGTACTCTGCAACGCCTACGCCATAACGCTTCCTAGTTTGGTGGTCTGTCTTCCAGTCTCTTCCTTTTCCTTTTCCGTGATCATTGGCGCATTGTTTGCATAAGTTATTGCGCCCATGCTTGGAGTCTTTCCTCTTAGTAAAATATTCTAGCTCGTCCACGTTATGCGCCTTACGCTCACACCTCTTGCATAATCTTAAAACTTCCATACTTCCTCCTAGTGAGTTTCGGCCCAGCTGTTGCCGATCTGTGCTTCACCTTCAATAGCCACGCGCATCTTGAAGAACTTCCCAGCCCTTACCATTGCAGTGCAGCTCTCCTCAGCTACAAGCTCAGGCAGCCCATCTCGATCAGCTACGTCTACTTGCCATTCGTCGTGGCAATTTAGAGTGAACTCATAATCGTTACCTGGCCGCAGACCCTGTGCCTGAAGCGAGTTGTCTAACTCAACCAGGGCCTGCTTCATTACGATAGCTCCAGCAGATTGAAGCAGCGAGTTAAGAGCTGAGTGAGATGAGCGACAGGATATAAACCTGCCGTCCAAACCTCTGACTCTTTTAGCTACCGTTGCCTTCTCTTTGACTGCCTTCTCTAGGTCAGCTAGAGCGCTCAAGTTCTTCTTGAAAGCTTTACGCGATCTTCGTCCCAATGAAATAAGACTGCCCGCTGGTTCCTGACCGTGTATAACTTCAAAGATTTTCTTATAGTTGAGGCCCGACAAATCTTCTCCGCATCCATACAATAAGCTGTACAACCAAACCTTCCCAAGGCTTCGAGCTTTTTCATGTGCTGCGCTATGTCTGTCTCTTTCACCACTAACGAGTTCAAGGGCTTGAAGCGTCTTAAAATGGGCATCGCCGTCAACGACCTCAGCAGCATATTCCCCGCCGTCGTACGCTGCCATGTAATGCGCAAGCGTCCGCAGCTCGAGACCCGCAGCATCAGCACCGACAAGCTTCCTGTCGGACCCGACTGTATAAAGATTGCGGAACTCCCTGCCATATGGGACACCGTTGGCTGGAGTCTGCGCCACGTTCGGAGAGCTGTGTGAACATCTACCTGTGACTGTTCCTCCGGTATTACATCGTCCATGCATCCTCCCATCATTCTTGTTCACCTTCTTCAATAGTGCCTGCGTACCAAGGGCGAGCTGTCCCAGGCGCTTAGAGACCATGAGATACTCTCGGATCATTGGGACCACTGGGTAATCAAGGGTCGCTAGGATCTCGTCGCTGCATGTGGGTGAGCCGTCGTTTCCATACAGCTCAGGCTTCCATCCATAGATAGCCTGCAGCCTGTCCCCTATCTGCTGCGTGGAGCCAGCGTTGAATGTTCGACAAGTTACTTTCGTAAAAGCGGCTCCCTTAACCTCGTGCCGTGTCTTGTTGTTCACCTTCGGCATCCTCTGCGCGTTACTGCCATCCGCAGTCCACCAATTCGGGATCAAAGCTCTTAGCTCTTCTTCCAGTTGGGTGCTGCGAATGGCCAGCTTGCGATGGAGCTGTTGAGCTTTAGGGATGTCAAACTTGAACCCGAAGCGTTCCTGTCTGTTGATGATGGTTGCAAACTGATGCTCAAGGTCTGAGCAGATCGGAGAGAGGTTCTTAGACTGCAACATCTCTACGAGCTGGACAGTTACCAATACATCCTGACAACAGTAGTCATCCATCCGCTCTGTCCAGCCCACTTGCTTCCAAGCTGCGCTGACTGTAAGCCCAGGCTCGCACTCATCTCTTGGGTCATAGTCTGCCTTGTTGTTTCCAAGACGCAGGCCCCATGCCTTCAGCGAATGTGAGCCAATGATGCCACCCATCTTCTCCGGTACAGGGTTCTTTTTCTCAGAGGAAATCCAATACCCACGGCGTCGAGCTTCAAAGTCCATGTCCTTTAGTTCTGTGAATAAAACTCTGGATAGAATCAGTGAATCAAGCCGTTTTGGTTTTTTCTCTAGATTCCAAACAGGGTATAGCTTGTCGAGCACGAGATAGTCGAAGCCTATTCCGTTGTGAGCTAATATCTCATCAGCCCTACCTAGAGCCTGAACGCCCTCTGAGACTGTCCCTGTTGCGTGGTAGGAGTGATCGTTATATCGTTGCACTCCAAGGTCAGGATTGTCAGTATCATAGAGGTGCAGGCAGTGGATGGTGCTGACAGTGTCAAGCAGGCCGTCCGTTTCTAGGTCGAAGATCAGCATTAGTCGCTCTCGTTTTTATCTCGTTCAGTTAAAGTGAATGGGCATAAGTCGCTGCCCATCTTGTAAGCTATGAGCCGTATGAAGTTATCCAGTGAGTCTCCTAACTTTCCGATGCCTGTGTTGCAGCTATCGCAGAGAAGGCCACGGACAGCGCCAGATACGCCTTTGTTATAATCCAAACCCGAAGCAGCACGATCGTGTATATGATCGACTGCAAGCCTCCTGGTAAACTCGGTGTGATGTTTCAGACAGATCGGGCAGCAACCATTCTGCGCTTCTAATATGCTCTGGTAGTCTTCCTCGGTTAAACCATAAGAATTTTTTAGATTATAAAGCTTCTTTTTAGCAGCTATGGATTCCTTGTTATCTGCTCTCCACTGCTTCATGTAAATCTTATTATAAGCAGCCTGTGCTTCCTTGTTATCTGCTTGCCACTTCTTCTTTTTAGCAGCTATGGATTCCTTGTTATCTGCTCTCCACTGCTTCATGTAAGCAGCCTTCTTCTCCTTGCATTTGTGTGACATTATCTCACCGTCCCATCAGCCCTATACTTACTCTGAAGGCCCAAGCTCTTCTTCACACGGTTCTCAATGCTTCGACAGGAATCACGCCAACCTTTTAGAGTCTCTGGCTCTAGCTCAGATTGGATCAGCTCAATGACCTTACGCGCCATCTCCTCGTCCTCTGATGCAGTCTGCCCCTTGTATTGCCTGTTGTGGTCCTCTGCAATTGCTTCCTTGTGCGCTTTTGTGTTCATTAGAAATCCTCGCTAAATGATTGGCCCCCGTTGAGAGCCTCGTGGTACATTTCAATCTCTTGTGGCGAAAGTTCGTACTGAACTCCGGTAGCTTCATCGAATCCCATCAGGACCGTCTTGCCATTGCCTCGTCCAGTGTTCCGATCCTTCAAGCATCGCAGCGTAGTCACTGAGCGAACAAAGGGGTCCTCATGCTGCGTGTGACGCTCCAGTCCAATCAAGAAGTGGGACCACATAGCAACGCTGCGGCTCCCTCTGAACTCTCTAGCCTTCACTCTGGCTCCCTCTTCGTGGCTGCCTTTAGCTGGTGTGGTTAGGTGAGATACAACCACCATGTGGATATTCAGCTCTTGGGCAAGCGATGCCAGTTGCTCACAAACCTTGTCTAGCTCCCGACGCTCGTCAGAGGCGTGAGCTGTTAGTGCGGTGAGATTGTCTAGGTACACCTGCGTGACACCGTGAGTAAGCGCGAGCCACCTGATGTTCTCGGCAATACTGTCGAAGTCTTTACTTCCAAAGTGGCTAAACAGGAACACGTCTTCCATCGCTATCAGTTTGTCCACTGAAGCCTCCAGCTCTTCTGCCGAATATTTACCTGCGTCTGGTGGTAGGTGATACATCTTGTGGTCCATCACACCCGCTAGACGCTTGCTGGTCTCTGTTGGGTTCTGCTCCAAAAGAAAGAGTGCGACCTTCTCTGTGCCGCTTTTAATATCAGCAATAGCCTGGTGCAAGATGAAGCTGGTCTTACCGATGCCTGTCCCAGCGCCTAGCGTAACCAGCTCGCCCCTTCGCCTCCCAAACGTCATCTCGTTAAGCGTAGGGAAAACCCAAGGGCTACCCCACTCAACTGGCTTTAGAATTTCTTCCTTCAAACTGGCGAGGGTAAGGACGCCAGAAGGACTCCACGGTTGAGCGTTGAAGACAGCAGAGACAACTTCCTGCCCTCTGCCAGCGACCAGCATCTCGTTGGCATCCTTGAGTGGAAGCTCTGCGATCTTGGCATGCTTAAAGAGCTTACTTACTTCTCTCGCGGCCTCCCTGCCAGCTTCGTCTTGGTCAAACATCAGGATCACTTCGTCAAAACTATTGATGTAGTCACGCGACCTACCGCAAACTTCTGCTGCGTTGCTGACACCATTGGGTAAACTCACAACTGCGTATTTATTGTTATTGATCTGGGAGACAGATAGGGCATCTATCTCTCCTTCGCAGACCGTGAGCTTGAGGCCGCCTCTAGGCCAGATGTTCTGAAACACCAGACCCGCCTCCTTCGTGTCTCCAACGAATCTAAACTCCTTTCCGGGCATCCTTACCTTAGCTGCTACAGGTTGTCCGTCTTGATCTGGGACGTGGACAACATGCGCTGGGATAGGCTCCCAACCATCAGGGCCTTTAACGAAATACTCGCTCATGCTGTACCGCATCTTTCTGCAAGTAGCCTCGTCGATGCCTCTGCGTGGTATCCCTCTATACTCACCTAGCTCTGGGAGCTTCATGCGCTTAGAGCTACCCTCTGGAACTACAGGTACATAGTCGGCATCAGAGGGCTCCCAGTGACCGCAGCCGCCGCTGAAGCAGAACCCCGATCCTGTTGTGTACCTAGCGAACCCATCGCTGCTAGAGCACTTAGGGCACGGCTCATGGTGGCTGAAGTCGGACATTTTATTCTCCCTTAGTGGTTAGCTTGTATTCTGCGTAGGCCCCTCTGACACCAGTATGGGTTTGCTTGGATATGTTCCAGCCCATCTGGCGAAGGTGACGTACAGCAGCGGACAACTGCGGTATGGCGTACAGACCAGCAGAAGAAACCTGATTGATGGACCTACCCGACTGAAGGTGACTCAAGATTGTTGCTACTTGTGTTCCAGTTTTTGGGTGGCGCTTTATCTTAGATACTGTTGTCTTTTTCATTCTATTTGCTCCTTAGTTAATACTGGGTTGACGCCGAGAAATAGCTCTCGGTGCAGAGTTAACTCAGCGTTTGGGTATATTTTCTTTAATGTCTTCACGATGCCCTTTATCCAGCAAATCTGACCAGCCATGAAGTTGTTGGATAACTGACCGTCATCATCTAGTCCACCTTCAACGACGATGAATATTGCTGTGCTACCATAGCGAGAAAACCAATTGCCGCGTTCTTCATGGCTCACAGGTGTCAGTACGTCTCCGTTCTTCTGTATGTAGTAGTGACACCCAAGCTTCTCTGGCGTGTGGCAACAATGCTCTATCACCAACGATTCCAGGGCGTCCTCATCGTCCATAGTCATGGTGGCTGATACGATTATTCGTGTGACTTCCTCCGTTTTAAGTTTTGCTCGTTTCATTTGGATTCCTTTGCCGCTTTCCTTTCGGCGTTAGTTTTGCGTTGGTGGCAAGGTGATTTGCACAACACCTGAAGGCCATCGGGTTCGCAGTAGAGCCTCTCCGCGAATGAAGCTATGTCATTGAAGGACTTCAAAGACCCAGCGGGTACTATGTGGTCAACTGCTACGTCTTTCATTTCAAACCAATCAAGGCAGTAAGCACACTGGTATTCAAACCTGTGCTTGCCTGGTTTTCCTTGTGGCTTAGTTCGTTTAGCTGCTGCTAGAGCATCAAACTTTGGTGGGTAACGCATGGCCGCAGAGCGGAGGGCAGACCGGATGAACCCAAAGAATCTTGATTCCGTCCAGCGCCCTCCTGCTCTAGTTCTTGGCACTCGTTGCATTAGAAGTCTGAACTGTCGTCTTGATAGCTCTCGGATGGTTCTCCTTTAGAAACTACCCTCTCGACTTCGCTTGCTTCGTAGCCTTCCTCAATGTCGAAGCCGCTAGCATCGCCACCGCCATCAGCTCTGCTAATCAAGTTAATAACCTGGACCGCTCGGATGTTCATGGATACACCAGCTCTAGTCGGCATCGTGTATGTCTTGAGCAGTGCTTGGATGCGGAGTGTGCTTCCTTCGTAGATTTCTCCTTCAGATTCTGTGATTGGTTTCTTCTTAGTATCAAAGATTGGGAGTTTGATGCTCCAAGATTTACCTTGATCCTTTCCGAACCGATACACACCTTTTGCGGTCCTTTTGAAATTGACGAGGTAACGTCCCGTTGGGCTTCCATCTTCCGCAACTTCGTCTTTCACGGGGCATGAACGAATCAGGTTATCCCTGCGCTCTTTGAGGGAGTTAAGCTTTGCTCCTTTGGCCGTCTCAAGGTCCTTATCTATCTCTGCGATACCTTTAGCATAGCCAGCGTCTGCTGCCGCTTCGATATCTTTGATGTAATCGTTCACGCCTTCCTCGGCTGGGTCAAATACCACAGCGCATTTGAATTCTGTCTTACCTTCGTATACGTCGGCGACAGTTAGCTTACAGTAAGGCCCGACTGTGCCCTTTGGAGATACTGTTTTCTTAAATGTTACTTGTTCCATTTTGATTCCTCGAAGTGATTATATATGTGTATACGGGTTTCATTACGCAAAGAAAAAAAGACTGTCTCTGACAGCCTGTAGTTCCATTTTCCCTTGCCTGGGTGGTGGTTCTATTTGCTCGAACACTTCTGGCTCTACCTGCTCCCTGATTTGCTCATAAAAATCAGCGAGGGTGTCACCTTCGTATTGCGCGATAAAGCACTCTCTTATAACTTCGTTAAGTAGAGTGGTGGCGCTGGGGTGTGTGCCAAAGGAATCATGGATGAATCCAAATGAATCTATTCCATTATCCTTCCCTACATTAGCTACCAGCATCAAATGAGATGCGTCCATTGAATGGACAAAGTTAGCTGCTATAGCGTTGACACACTTTTTGGGTGCTAGCTCCTTGCTTTGTGTTTTTATATTTAACTTCTGCCGCTTACCAGCCCAAGTGATCTTAACGACTTCTGCTTTCAAGTCTCGATAGCTTTGGAATACCGTAAATCCCACCGGAGTTTGCCACTCCAATGCGGACCCTGTTGAACTAACAACCGTACAGACGTTCTTCAGCCAGTTCATAGCGCACGTTGCTGCTGTCAGTTCGTCATCAATAGCTTCCAAGACTATCGGCGCTAAAAACAGCGCGGCTTGCATGTTAGTGCAGTCAACGAACGGTTCGATTTCTCCTTTCTTAACGAGCTTTCCAATCCATGTTTCTATTTGCAGAGTGATGCCACGCTGTGTCACAGAATAAACACTCGTCATTATTGGCTGCTTGCATATATTGCGGTGAAGCCTTGTAACCCACTGCATTGCTAGAGGGTCTGGGTTTTTCTGCACTAGCATCTTGACTTTGTTTAGGACTACTGAGTATACGTCCTGTGGTGAATCACCCGTTTGGATGACATTCACAGCACGGCAAGTCCCTTCGTCCAATAGCATCGCACCGTAGTGCTGCAAGCCACTGCAAGAGCCGTCCATAGCCACGCAGGTTCTGCTGATGTGATCATCACCATCCTTGTGATACCCCCGCCACTCGAAACACGTAGCCAAAAAGCATAGAGGCTTATCAGCCTCATGCCACCTAGTGTTATTGATGGGGTCTTCAGCGCACTCCAATATCCAATCAGAGTTCATTTGCGCCCACAACTCTCGGTCATAAAAAGAGCACTTGTCGTTACCGTAAGTGTTGGCTAGATGTATGGCGAGCCACTTAGCCCCATCTGGACCTAATGGCAAACCTTCAGCAAATTCCAGCAAAGCTTTCCCAGCGTCATTTCCTTGAGGGTTCACACTGCCCATGCCAGCAACCGGGTACACTCGTCCCCTGAAATCCAAGGAATGCGGGAAGTAGATGGCAGTTTCGTCAACGAACTTCTCGCCCACCATGATTTGCTGCTGCTGGACCAGCCTATGACCCGCCCACTTCTTTTGATCTCGATAGGCGTTCTTAGCTAGGTAGCGCCACTTATCAAACTCTTCCTTGTTTTGGGTATCCTCCTTCCAAGTGGTCCATTCCTCCTTTGACATCACAGGCCAAGGCTTCTCTGGTATGGGCGGCGGCAGACTGCTTGCAAGACCTGCCGAGCCGTCTCCAGCGTCATTGAGTATCCTTAGAACGTCAAGCACAAGAGAGTTTATACGCCACCCAGTGGACTGTATGTTATTGACAGCACTCCTCACTTTCGAGGTGTCCGTGGCGTCTAGCCTCGTGGCTAAAGAAGCATCCCCTTTAATAAGACGCACTCCGTGCAACTCTTGGTCCAAGTAGCCCCCATTTTCCATCGTGGTCCAATCTGTGGGCTTCACGAGCATCGGGTAGTGGAATGGAAGTATTAGAGAGTCTCGTATGTCGGCTTGAGCCAACAGTATCTGAAGGGTCACAGTGGGTACTAGGTATGCTGTGGTCTTCTTTCCACCTCGAAGAACTATTCGCTCAAAAAGATCCGTAGATTCAACGAAGCACTGGGCCAATACGACACCTAGTGTAACAATATCCGAATGGTTCCACTGGATGCCCTCAAAGTCCGCTGACTTCATAGCGGCAGAGGTCACTGCCCTAGAGTGCTTCGAAGATGTAGTGTGGAGTAGCTGCTTCTCAATCGTGCTCGCTAAACCCTTGTTGGCCTCTTTGAATATGGCATACTCTGCTACATCCTTCACTTGCCTCCCAACTTTGGCGCACAGTCCGGTGAAGTTTGATTTCTCTTTGAACGCTTGGTCCAGCAAGACACGTCCTGTGATGAAAGCCATTTGCTCTGGCTCTAAGAGGAGCAAGTTGCGGTACACTCTGCTCTTACGTTTAAGCTTTCTCTGATTATCAAGCCAATTCTGTAAAGAAACTGTGGTGAGAGAGATACTGTTGCGGAGTGCCGCCCTAGCAGTTACTGAGCCTTCAGCGAACCCTCTGGTGGTGATGCGTTTCTCTATGTTCAATTTGGCCCTATCGACGGCCTCCATTTCTAATGCGTACTCTCTTTGTATTAGATTCTCGCTCACTTCTGGAGCTTGCTGGTCATTGACCTGTGCTGAATCTTTCATATATGTGTTACCCCTTTATAGTATCCCAGTGCGTTCTAAAACTGCCCACAGTTTCAATGCGGCAGCGTGTTTCTCAGCTTGAAAGTTGTAAGATGTATAGTGCCTTTCGGTTGTACCTCCTATTGAGTGGTTGAGCATACGTGCTCTGGTATCTTGGTCGATCCCCTCTTTTGCCAGCAAAGTTGAAGACGTTCGACGAAGATCGTGATTGCTAAAGTGAGTGATACCTTGCTTCTTTGCGATGCGTTTTAAAGCTTGGCGAACAGAAGAGCTTTTCACCGTAATGATTTCCTCAAAACCCTGGTGCTTGCGGTCTTCTATGCAAGCCGCTATTGAGTCTGGAAGGAACATAAGGTGCTCTCTATTCGATTTGGTTCTATCAGCAGGAATGAGCCATTCGTTACCGTTTACCTCGCTCCACTTAATACCCTCTATCTCATTGCTCCTAGCTAGAGTCGCCAGGGCTATTTGGATGTATAACTTGAGTCCGCATTGCCCTCTAAATGACTCTATGGCACTCGCTAGTTTGGTAAGCTCTGGCTCTGCCAAGTAGCGTGTGGAAGGTTGCTCTTTGAAACGGCGCAGCCCGCGAGCGACGTTGTTGTCACAATACCCGCGCTCAACAGCCCATTGGAGGAAACCACTCACAACCGCACAGAACCTGTTGGCCTGTACTGGAGTTGATACCCCAATATCATCCATCTGGAGCCGCAGAGACCTCATCGTTACCCTCTCGATGTACTGATTCTTGTCCGTGAAGAGCTTCAGCATGGCCGTATACAGGGCTTGTGACGAGGGTGACAAGGTGCGAACGTGTGATAGCTCATACGCACCCACAAGCCCTATAAGCTCCGTTGAGCCTCTCTCAGAGACATCATGTGCAACGTAGGGAATCACAAAGGGTTTATCCTTATCGTTCAACTGGAGGTCTTTACGGGCCTCACAGGCACCTATGGCAGCTTGGAGAGAGACTATGGGCCACACTCCGAGGACATCACGAGCTTTAGTGCGATCTTCACGGCGGTACACGTCGAGAAGTCTCTTCCCTTTGGGTGTCAACTCCAAGGTGAGTCCCCGTGTGATGCTGTCTGTTATGTACTTCCGGCCAGCTCTGGGGAGCTCTATGCGATTGATGAGTTCTGTTGTAAGTTTCATAGTGCCCTCAGAGATTGGGCGTATTGAGCTAGCTGTCGCGCTTGGTGACTGAGGTCGATTGAAAGAGCTTCTAGCCTAGACACCTTGGAATTGGCTGCTTCTATCTCAAGAGATAGGTCCCTGATCTCTGCCTTCTTGAAGTAGAGTTGCTCTTCTAGGTCAGCGCACCTCTCCCAGAGGGAAGCCATGTTTAGTTCTTTAGTTGTCATGTGTTACTCCTCGTCTTGTGGTGTATTCATCGATTTGCTCTATGCCCATGCCGAAGCGTAAGCCGTGGGTGAAGTCAACATCGTCTGTGATACTTCGACTCCATGCGTCCTGCTGCCTTGCGTCTAACACTCCTATCGCCTCGGCAACTGTAAATCCTGATCCTAATAAACTTCCTATTGCGCTCATTGCGGTATCCCTTAAAGTTTCTGTGTTGGTATAAAGGGTCCCTTTTTGGAGGCCGCTGATAGCAAGGGTTTCAAGGGAGGTCTATGCGGCCTCTAAGGCCCGTTCGAAGGGCTCTATGTCGACCACATACACCTCGGTGTTGCCTTTGTTGATCGGCATCTCTCCGGTGTACAGCAGGTGCCTGTTGTCCTGCTTGAGTTGAGTCTCAAGAGCCAGGGCATCAGCGCCTACAGGGAACTCAATGAAGTCTATGAGATCCATGTGAGCCCTGTCAGCAGCGCTGTAGCGGGCCTCAAAGGTTCTATTGGTGATGCCTATCATGTAGGCTGTGAGGCCGCTAGGGAGCTGCAGGAGGGCGTAGTAGAATATGGCTGGTGCTAGTGGGTCGAAGCCGTATCCAGCGCATGTGGAGCAGCCACCACCCTTCAAGTGGACATTAGGGGTCTGCGGGAAATAAGCACCACAAGTGTTACAACCTATGGAAACATCAGATTGATTACCTGCGTAGAACACCCTTGAGTAATCATACTTTCCATCGCCATGCACAGCGGCGGCCTTAGCTGGGAAATCTTTAGCGGCTTTGGCTACCTTGGCCTGCCCTACTTTTTTGTACTTACAGCCACATGATGCGGTCTTACCCGACTTTAGCGAAAAGCCTAAAACTGGCTTAGAGGGCTTGTTGCCACAATCACACTCACAATACCACACAGCTTTCCCAGACTTAGGGGTCGGACCCTGTGACACCACAGTGAGCTTCCCAAACTTCTTCCCTGTTAAGTCCACCACCTGCGAATTAGCGGCAGCTATTTGGGCGCAACCACAAGAAGTTGTGTGATTGGATTTGAGCGTCGAAGTCGCTATAAATTTGGGCGCATCGTTCCCACAATCACAGACACAATACCAAGTGGCTTTGTGGTGCTTGTCATTAGGCCCACGCGACACCACAGTGAGATACCCAAACTTCTGCCCTGTTAGATCTATAAACTTAGCCATGTGATGAACCTCGTTTCTCAATGTATGCGTGTGGATTACTAAAGTTTTCTACTTGTTCTATGTGTATGCGTATTCGCGTATTAAACCGTACACCGTTATCTGTGTCTACCCCATTTGGCCCACAAGAGTGGACACATGGGACACAAACGCTGTGTCCCACTATGTACGCACCGTGTGAGGTGGGGTGATTTGACGATTGACTGTTAATCAATGGGTCGCTGGTTCGAGCCCAGCAGGCGGAGCCATTATCAATACCTCTGGCATATCTACAAGGGCCTATGCGAGAGGGTGGTGGACACGATGATACACAGCTACCCAAGTGTATACGCGAGGTCACTTAGTGCGCCTGTCAACTGCGTGGCGAGTGCCTCTGGGGACTTCGCTAGTGCCTTCTATGATGCCAACGAATAGCTGCATCGAAGCTCTGCCCTCTTCTGTGAGGAATACAGTTCTATAGCGTGGGTCGTCATCTGCTATCCTAAGGCCCACTAGGCGCTTACCGAGCGACTTAGCCCCGAAAGCTTGGCAGTTACGCGAGATGAAAGACTGTGACGCATTGCAGGCTTTACCTAGTGCTTGCATTGTGACTCCTTCGCTTGGGAGGTCTTGCAAGGTCAACAACATGGATACTTGCTGTGCTTCCAACCTCGGACGCGCCACTATGGACCGCAAGAACTCCAGTGCGCTTGCTGTCCTGCTTTCTATACTCTTGGTCTTCATGGTGTTCTCTCCTGTTAGAGAACGGCTTGATCCTTGTGATAAATACATCGTAACAACTCCTGCGTAGTATTAGGCAGTAGTGTATCACGTCGCTTTCTTCACAACGATGGAAGGCAAGCCCGCTCTTATTGAGTTGGGATAGTTCATTTCTGATGACTCTTATCATTCTGGGTGTTTCTCCATACTGTTTCTCCGTGTTTTGCGTTAAGGACGCTCAATGTATGCGTTTGGATTACTAAAGTTTTCTACTTGTTCTATGTGTTGATACAATCGATGATAAACATATCCTTTCAATGTGCCTATAGGGCATTTCCCCCCCATCTTGCAAACGCTTGAAACACTCTGATAGCACGGCCTCCAAAAAGGGCCCCTACTGTAACGGTCATATACATATATACCCTTTGAGACCTTTAAGACCTTTAAGATCTTTAAGACCTTTAAGATCTTTAAGACCTTTAAGACCTTTACGTTAACCAAGGCTATGTTAAAGGTAATATCTTACATAACCCTTTAGACCTTTAGATCTTTAAGACCTTTAGACCTTTAAGACCTTTAAGACCTTTACGTTAACTAACGTTATATGTTTAAGGTATTACCTTACATAACCCTTTAGACCTTTAGATCTTTAGATCTTTAAGACCTGTCAACCTCTATGCCTAATGTTTGATCTGTTTAAGGTAATATCTTACATAACCCTTTAGACCTTTAGATCTTTAAGACCTTTAGACCTTTAAGACCTTTAAGACCTTTACGTTAACTAACGTTATATGTTTAAGGTATTACCTTACATAACCCTTTAGA